AATGTAAGTGGTGCCAATCTCAATACATCAGGAACTACTCAAACAGGTGATCTATCTGCAAACACGAGCATTTCTGCAGGAACTACCATTACGGCAACTGGTAATGTAAGCGGTGGTAATATCACTACTGGTGGCGTGGTAGATGCAACCGGTAATGTAAGTGGTGGAAACTTAACTACTAGTGGAACTACACAGACCGGTTCACTTAGTGCCAATACAACGATTACTGCAACAGGGAATGTAAGTGGCGGCAATTTAACAACCGCTGGTGTTGTAGATGCTACAGGCAATGTTAGTGGTGGCAATCTTGTAACTAGTGGAGAACTAGATGCAGAAACTGTTGTTGCTAATACTTCTGTAACTACGCCATTGGTAACTAGTACCTCTGATATAGACATCACGAGTGGCACAAATGGAAATATTTCTTTAACTCCGGATGGGGTTGGTGAAATTGTACTACCAAATCTTGATGGGGATCGGTTGTTATTCACTACTGCTAATAGTGAAGTTTCAACAGATGCTAATGCGTCATTTAATGGTGAAGATCTTTCTATAATTGGATCATTGACAGTTGACAATGTAACTGTTGATGATAATGAAATCCGCAGCTTGGGTTCAGAACTAATTATCAACCGAACAAATGGTGATGTTGATCTGATTGTATCTGGTAGTACGGTAGATAACTTATTTGTTGTGGATGCAGGAACCGATACGGTTGCTATTGGTTCTGCCAATGTGGTAAATGAAGCTATACTAACATTGGATTCTACGGATTCAATGATTCTTCCGTCTGGTACAACCGGTGAACGTCCGGCTTCTCCTGCTGCGGGTATGTTTAGATACAATTCTACTGAAGGTGATGTTGAGTATTATGATGGTTCAGAGTGGATTGCTGCTGGAACGATTTTCACAGTTATAGAAAGTGAGACTTTCTCTGGTGATGGTTCGACAACAGTATTTACTTTAAACGATGATGCGACAACTGCATCTGCAATTGTCAGTATCAACGGTGTTGTTCAGTTGCCAACGACTGCATACGCCATTAGTGGCACCACACTGACGTTTACTGAGGCACCAGAACCGGGTGATGATATTGAAGTGCGCCGTTTAACTACCACAACCACAGTGGGAAGTCTTGCGAACGCAGATACGACAGCAGTACTCTCTGCAGTTGACGGAGAAGCGAGATTTAATTTAACAGGCAATCTTCTTCCATCTGCCAATGTAACATACAACCTTGGAAGTGATACGGCACGTTGGAATGAATTATTCCTAGCAGGTGATACCATTACTCTTGGTGATATAGTAATTAAAGCTGGTGAATCTAACACGATTGCATTTTTTGGTTCGGATGGCACAACTCCAGCTACGCTTGACAGCAACAATGTGGATACTACTACCATTGCTAATGGAACATCGACTGTTTCGGTTGCCACTAGTGGAGGCAATGTTGTCACTGAAATTGCTGGAAGCACTGTAACTACAACGAGTTCTACTGGAATTTCTGTAACAGGAGGAATTGAAGCATCATCTGGATTTGTTAGCGGAACTAGTAACATTGCTTTCGCAAGCAGTGGTGGTAACGCAACAATCAGCGTTGGTGGAAATGCAAACGTTGGTGTGTTTACAAATAGTGGACTTACCGTTACTGGATCTATCGAAGCCACAAATGGTTTTGTTGGTTTAGATGCAACAACGATAGAAGACGGTACAAGTAGTGTTAGTGTAGTATCCACAAACGGCAATATTGTTGCTAATGTGGGCGGATCTACAATAGCTACATTCACCTCTGATGGATTGATACTAGATTCACCAACCTCTGCAAATCAAGCAGCAACTAAGAGTTATGTTGATGGGGTTGCACAAGGGCTGCTTGTACGTCCTGCTGCATTTGCACTGGCAGAAGATAATCTGTCATCAACCTATGATAATGGCACCGATGGTGTTGGAGCAACGCTGACATCAACATCAAATGAAGCATTCCCAACTATTGATGGGGTGACACTAGATACTGTTTCAGATCGAGTACTCTTAATTGGACAAACAAATGCAGCACACAATGGTCTTTATGTGCTTACTGTTGTGGGAGATGGTTCAACTCCATGGCAATTAACACGATGCTCAGTTTGTGATACAAGTGATGAAATACCTGGTTCTTTTGTATTTGTGCAAAGTGGTACCATATACAATGCAACGGGTTGGAAAGCGGATGTGGCAGATCCAACTACTTTTACGGTTGGTACTGATGATATCACTTGGATTCAATTTTCTGGTGCTGGCACTTTTACTGCGGGTAATGGCATTGAGTTAGATGGCTCTGAGTTCAAAATTGATTCCACATCTAGTGTAGAATTTGCGGGACTTACCGTTCCTAGCATAACCAAATCTGGTACAGACGGTGTTGGTAATATTGGCTCAAGTGCAAACAGTTTTGATACAGTTCATGCTAAAGCAACCAGTGCCCAGTATGCTGACTTGGCTGAGTTATATGTTGCTGATGCCAATTATGCGCCAGGCACTGTTGTTTCATTTGGTGGAACTGAAGAGGTCACAGTAAGTGATGCAGATGCAGATTCGCGTATAGCTGGTGTCATTTCCACCAATCCAAGTTTCTTGATGAACTCAACGGCTGAAGGTGAGAATGTAGCGGCTGTTGCTCTTACTGGTCGAGTACCTACCCGTGTGACGGGCAAAGTTCGAAAGGGTGATATGATGGTATCAAATGGTGACGGCACTGCCAGAGCAGAATCTTCCCCATCAATTGGCTCTGTTATTGGCAAGTCTCTTGAAAACTTTGATGGAGATGAAGGCATAATTGAGGTGGTTGTTGGGCGAATTTAATCCCAATCATCCAAGAAGTAAAAGACCGGCATATGCCGGTCTTTTTATTAGTTGAGCGTAAAACCTAAGAATCTTTAGTCCTTGGGTAGTTGACATAAATAAACTCATAAAGGTAAAATTATGCCATTGACCAAACCAAGAGCTTATCAAATATCAGATCTTGACTTTAAACAGTCTGTTCGAGTTGTATCTTTAACTAATGTTACGCTTGATTGTAGTGCTCCCGCAACGGCGGTAAAGATCGGTGGAGATAAAGAAACCACAGCATCAGCGGATTATGCAGACGCTCGTGCGGCTGGTGTTATTACAACCAACCCAGCATTTCTTATGAATAAAGATTTAACTGATGAATACATTGCAGATGTTGCGCCAACCGGTAGAGTTCCATGCAAGGTAGTGGGAAAAATAGAAAAAGGTGATTTAATAACAACCAGTGATATTACTGGGGTTGTTACAGCGTTATTATTTCAGGATTTTGTGCCTGGCTGCATAATTGGAAAAGCGTTAGAAAACTATCACAGTAATGCCATCGGGATTATTGAGGTTCTGGCCGGTTGAGTATGATACAAGAGCGGTATAGATCTGAATATCCTGGTGAGTTTGTTATTCTGCGAACTCGGATTGAAAATGGAAAAAAAGTTCAAGATCGAGAGTGGATACCCAATCCTGTTGAAAACCAACATATCTCATCTCGTGCAGCAGTTATAATAGATTCTATAAAATCAAATTGGTTTAAAGAAGGCAATTTAGAACGTCATAGAGGCGGACATCTTGGTAAGATCAAATTGCAAACCTATGGCACTGAGAAAAGTTGGAAAAATCTCAGGCTTGATTTTGCTTTTCTCACTGATGCCGATGAACTATCTGAAATGATAGATCATGATTATCAAGAAAAAACTGCAGTTTATACAAATTCTGTTAATTGTATAAAAAATCCAGGTGAATTCTTTTTGCTCCCTCACAATCCCAAAGTTCCAAGTCTTACGGGAATATTATATTTGGCTGCATTTGATGAGTATAGCGAAATATTTATATGTGGTGCCGATTCTTATGGTCCTAGCAATTATCCTACTGAAAAATTACAACTTTCGGTATCTCAAGTTTTTAGATGTTTTAGCAAAACAAAATTTAATTTTGTATTAAACAAAAAGCGCTCACTGCCTGATATGTGGAGAGCATTTAAAAACGTTAATATTATAGATCACAAAACATTTGTTTCTTACTGTGATTTATAAGCGTCTTTTAAAATATTGATTTTCTTTTTTACAGAAGCAATCTTTGTGGTTGACCAAAGTCCTGGATGCATGGGTTTTGGTAAATGTCCAAAATCTATCCAAGCATAGCCAAAATGTTCGTGATTAAGGGCGGGAGAAAATTCACACTCAATTAGCGAAAGGAATGTATGGTATTTGAAATGATTATCTGGGCTAGTGAACTGTTCTATGGGTGCTAGTTTCAGCGTTTCTGGCCACATTCCCATTTCTTCTTTACACTCTCTAACAAGTGCTTCTAATAGGGTTTCTGGTTTATCAACTTTTCCACCAGGTAACCCCCATGATTCTGGGTATTTTCTATCATTTCTAAGTAAGTACAAGTATCGATCTGTGGATAACGCATAAAACCAAACTCCCACTGCCTCTACAGGACAATGTTCCATTCTCCTCCTGCGTACAGTCCCTGATAACTTTTTAGCCATGTCTCCCCAGTCCATTTATATTGTATACTAGTAGTTATGTTTGTTACTACCTCGGCATCAGAAGAGTTCTGTGAATCAAACGCAACTACCCATTCTGATCCATTAAATTCGATTATATCATTTTCGTTAGCAACTATATCTCCCCACGCTTCGGAAGGATCACTATTATCATCTGAGCCAATGGCTTCTGTTATTAAATATCTTTGTCCCGTTGCTGCCGCTGGAAGTCCTGCTGATGGTCCACTCCGGGTTGGAGCAATCACCGAGTCAACTGGGTCTAACGTATTTCCTGGTAGGGTGTCGTCGTCAGGTGTAAACAGCAAAAACCGATCATCAGTGGGATGAAACGCAACCGTTCCTATAATTTCTGTACCATCAAGGGGATTATCTATTCTAAGTTGACTAATTCCAGAACGCAATTCTCCAAATTGTTCTATGACTGGTTTCCAAAATGCAGTGCTATTGTCTCGTCCTTCGGTATCAAGAGAATCTCTATCTAGATCTGGTTCATTGTTATTCAATATCTGCACTTGGTTATCTAGTAATAGAATTTGATAATCAAAGGGAGTGAATTTTTGGCGTGTTCCCATTAACAAATCTTCATCAAATAGTGCATTACGAATATCACCTTGTGAGTCATACACAGATGCAATAACTTTGTTGACAACGCCGAGTTTTTTGACTTTAGCCGGCGGTGAAATCCAAATTGGCACTAAAAAAGTCATAGACATAATATCTATTGATTCATCGGTTCCCATGGGAATGGTTCTATTTGACCAATTGGTTCGCGTTAACTCAACTGTTGATAAACTTGTCCAATCAATGAAGTTGTCGGTACTTTGAATTTCCATTGCTGGGTTGAATAGGGTAGCAATTTGTTCAAAAAGTTGTAATTTTTGGTTTGTATTTGATGTCCATATATCCAAGTTTATACTCATGTTATATGGAACGGGCATCAATCGCTCAATTGTAAACGCATTTCCTTGTGTTACTTCATATTCTTGTGTGTTTTCGTCATATTCTCTTTGGCGAACTTGAATTTTGTTTACATGATACGGCTCTTGCATCCTTGATCTTTCATACTCAAGTGCAGAGATATAAAACGCCATTGAAGGAGATGAAGGTAGCGTTGATGCTGAATTATTTTGTGCAGCAATAATAGCTTGTCTGCTAGGATCACCATATTTTATTGGAACACTCTGTAGTATATTGTTAGAATCAGCGTCTTTTCCATATTCCACTTGGAAATTACTAAAAATTCGGGAAAATTGTAATAAAAAACGCCGTATTTGATTATCAAAAAAGAATTGGCTAGGCATAATTAATTATCTTCCTTTGGTCTTAGTATTTTGCTTAGACTCTGTCTACTTGGTATATTTCCACGATCATTGGTTTCTACCATATCTGAATTATTAACAAATCCGCTATGCAACGATTTATTGTCAGAACCTGGTGTTAAGTCTGTTCTAATGTTGTCTTCTACTTTTACCCAACGAGAACCACTAAACCGAAACAGTCGGTTGGGGAAATAATCCAGACGCAAAGCATAATCTCCCTCTGAGGCATTTAATGGAAATGCAACACCAGGTGTAACAGGCAAACCATTTGGAGGTATTCCATCTCCAGTTAGGTAGCCTACGGTATAACCATTGGATCTTGGTGTTTCGCCCTCAAATGAAACATCATTGTTGTCTGTGTTTAAATTTTGTTGAGAAACTGGTTTTCCGTCTTCATCAGTGGCAACAATGTAGAACTTTGTGGTATCATATCCACTAAGCGGCACTTCTGCTTCGGCTTGTTGTAATACTCGATGATTGAAATCAAGATTTTTTGCCATTGTTGTGATGTTTTCGCCCAGTGTTTCTGGGGTATATTCTTGCCAATAGGCATCATCGGTAATATCAGTGTTAGGCGGTACGTCTTGAACAGATTGGTAATAGGTATCGCCGTCTACAACAATGCTTTCATTGGGATAGAAATTCTGTGAATCCCATTGATTGTTTTCTTCAAATGGGTTTTTTAAGATATCATTGTATTCTTGGCTGCCTGTCATTGGTACTGCTTTGACTCTCCATAGATGGGGTTGCCATGTTGGTGAAAATCCTTCAGCTGCAAATGCAGCATCTTGAATAACGTAGTATCTTGGTAGTGCTTTTGCTCCACTTTCGTCGAGAGGATGATAGTCTTTTAAATTGGGTGCTTCTAAAACATCACCAGCCATTAATTTTCTACCAAGTGTATCAATCATGTCATTGTAGTGAAAGGTAATGAATAACGTGTCATTATTTAAAAATAACCCAAATTGGCTTAAATCAAAATCAATATCTTGAATATTATATATGCCACGCATTATATAAATGTCTTCGTCATATTCCCGATCTCGGTTTTCTAAAAAGAAAACGTCTTCAATAAAACTAGGATCAGTTTCGCTATATGCCGGCTGAGTTGCATCATTGGATTCTTCTTTTGTTTTTGGTCCTAGATATTTGTGGATATATAAATCCACACCGCCAATGGTGTACATTTCTGATGCACGGCGATCAATGAATTTATAATCATTTGTTCGGTTTGGCTTATATAATGATAAACGTGGCATTTATAAATAATCCTTCACTTTATTTACTTATGCTTAAAATGCATTGACATAACATACTATTGTTGATATTGTTTGAAAATAATTTAAATTTACGGAACCGTAAGTGACCAAATATATATTTTTATTATAAGGAAAATTATATGGCACCACCCCATCAAAAATTGCGAATATTAAAACCTCGTTCAGGTGAATCAAAGCATGTTGGAACAGAACCGTCATGGGAAAATGTAGATAGCATTGAAGATTCAGATCGTCGTGTTCAACTTGCACTTGCCTTAAATTGGTACAATTACAATCACGATATAAAAGAAGCGCGTCAGTGTTTGGTGGAGTGGCTAGAGGCAGAAGGCAGAAAAGATGATGCGCGTTCCGTGAAGAATGGAACAAATGTAAGTTTCAAACTGGTCGCTGGGTGGTTGGCTAGGATGTCTGCGAAAGGATTTCAATTAAATGAATCAGAGACCTCGACAATTGAGTCGGTGGTTTCAGCAGCAGTGGCAGAAAAAGCTGAATCCAATGCTGGAGATGGTGATGCTGAGAAAAAATTCAATATCCAAGATAGATTAAATGAGGTTGCACTAGAGGCTGGTGGAGAGATTGAGGGGATGTTTGATGACATGATATTGAACGGCGTAAAAATGACCAAGAAGCACAATCCAATTGATGTTTTGCAAAAATTTAATGTTGTTCCTCAAAAGATTTCTCTAATTTCAGATCATTGGCAGTCGGTGCTAGAAGAGTTTCACACAGTGCAAGGTGGTGATGACGAAGATTTAATTGAAGGCTATAGCAATTTTGGCAAAATTGATATTCGTAATATGATAAAGTTTGCTGAGCAGGTTATATCCGATTGCAACAGTTATGCACAGATGAAAAAACTATCTCGCTCACCTCGTAAAACAAAGCCAATTAGCCCAGAAAAACGAGTGGCAAAGTTTAAATATTTGAAAGAATTTGCGGAATTGGGATTAAAGAGTGTTTCTCCAACTAAGTTAGTAGATGCAAAAGAAGCATGGCTATATGATACAAAGAAGCGTAAATTGATACACGTTGTTCCCGATCCATTGATTAAAACATTTACGGTAAAGGGTTCTACAATAATTGGATTTGATCCAACTGCCACATCTCAAAAAACGCTTAGAAAGCCAAAAGAGCAAATTGCTGAATTTAATAAATGTAATGCGGCAAAAGCCAGAACTTGGTTTAAGAGTATTAAAGCGACTGAAATAAAGTATAATGGAAGAGGAAATGAGAATTTAATATTGTTGCTTGTCCGATAAATACCTTAGAGGAAATGCAACAGTATGGCTGACCAAGATCCAAGTAACCTTGATATATTAAAAAAAGATTTGTTTGACTATGTTCGTCTAATGCTAGGCGATGAAATAGTTGATGTTGAATTAGACCCAAGCCATTTAGAGGCTGCTTATCAGAGAACGCTGGGTATATATCGACAACGTGCAGAGAATGCATATGAAGAAAGTTATATGTTCTTGGAACTCAAAGAGCGGCAGAGTACATATGAACTGCCACAAGAAGTTCAAACTGTTCGACAGATTTTCCGTAGAACAATCGGTAATGCAACTGGACCGTTTAGCACGAGTTTTGATCCGTTTAGTTCAGCAACCCTGAATACCTATTTGTTGACATTTAATGCTTCTGGTGGTCTGGCTACGTATGATTATTATACTCAATATGTAGAGTTGGCAGCCAGAATGTTTGGTGGATTTATTAACTACACATTCAACCGAGTCACGAAAAAACTAACTTTGGTTCGTTCACCCCGTGGAAATGGCGAGCAGGTTCTTTTGTGGACATATAATCTAAAACCTGAATTTGTTTTGCTAAGTGACTTTCAGATTGTTCAGTGGTTTAGGGATTGCGTTACCGGTGTTGCTAAAATAATTATCGGTGAGGCTAGAGAAAAATTTGCTTCTATTGCTGGACCTCAAGGTGGAACTGCATTAAATGGTGCTGCAATGAAAGCCGAGGGGCAACAGGCTGTAGATAGAGCGATTGAAGATCTAAAATTGTATGTTGATGGTAGTGCCCCGTTGACATGGGTTATCGGTTAAATGCGCATTGATGAAATCATTACAGAACACCGCATGGTATGGAAACGTAGTCCGAGTACGGGCAAAGTTAAGATGGCATGGAGATGTGAAACAGGACCAAGAAAAAATCGAACAGTTCCAAATGTTGCCGATTGTTCAAAACCGCTTGATATAGCAAAAGCTCAGCGAACCAAGTCAACTAGAGCAAGAACAAAAATCCGCCAAGCAAGAAAAGCAAAAAAGACCAAACGAGTAAATCCAGCTAGTCGTTTGGCACGTAGTCTTAACAAAAGACTTAGAAAACGTTGACAAAATATAAAAAGTAGAGTAATGTCTGCTATTATGCATGTAATGGTAGATATTGAAACACTGTCAGTTGCACCGAATGCCTGTATTCTTACGCTGGCAGTTCAGCAATTTCATCCACTAAAAGACAATGATTATGATAAACTAACGCATGTTTATAGGCGTATTAGTGTCGAAAGTCAACTGGATAGACATGTTGATGACAATACTTTAGCATGGTGGGCGAAGCAGCCTGAACTGAGTAAAGAAGAGGCGTTTTCTGAATCTGATCGTTATCCACTTCTTGATGTTTTGAATGAAATTCGTCCGCTAATTTGGCAAAGTGAATATGTTTGGATACAAGGTCCTACTTTTGATCTGAGTGTTCTCAAGAATGCATATGAGAGTTATGGAATTAAAGAACCATGGAAATATTTTTTAGTAAGAGATGCTAGAACTGTTTTTAGTTTAGTTCCAGATTTAAAAAACCTCCAATAGAACATCATGCATTACATGATTGTAGGAGGCAAATAGAGATGCTCAAGAATGCATTGGAAAAATTGGGCATTGATACAATAAATTAATTGAGGAAATTGAGTTGGGCATTGAAGAAGAACAAAAAATCGAGTCTGAAAAATTAGAGTCTGATGTCAATGAAGAAACTCGTGGGAAATATGAAAAGAGCACCATGAGTAAGGCTGGAAAACTTGCAATGGAATTGGCAGAAGAAAAACGCAGACTTAAAAAAGAACTTGAAGAACTGCAGACTGAGTATGATGGTGTTAAACCAACTACACCAACTGGAACCCCTGACTGGTACGTTAAATGGGGAGCAATGTCTTTGGCTGTTATTGGTGTGTTCTTAATTTCTGCTGGACTTACTATGCCAGGACAAATAGCATATGTTATATCTGGCATTGGGTGGATTTATGTGGGAATGCAATGGAGTGATAGAGCTATTATGATTGGTTCTGCTATTACATCCACTGCTGTTATGATGAATATTGTGGAGACTTTAATGCAATGAAAGAAAAAAAGATTATAGCACTTGTGGGGTTGATTGGGTCTGGGAAAGATACGGTGGCAGATTATCTTCAAAATATCCATCATTTCCGTAGAGAAAGTTTTGCTAGCACTTTGAAAGATGCAGTATCGGTTGTGTTTGGTTGGGACAGGGATCTATTAGAGGGAAGAACCCAATATAGCAGAGAGTGGAGAGAAACTGTTGATGAATGGTGGGCAGAACGACTTGAGATCGCTGATTTAACCCCTCGATGGGTATTACAATATTGGGGTACCGAAGTATTGCGAGGTGGGTTTCATGATGATATTTGGGTTGCAAGTTTGGAGAATAAACTAAGAAGCGCAAAAGACAATATAGTAATAACAGATTGTCGATTTGCAAATGAAATTTCAGCCATTCGAGCACAAGGTGGTATTGTTGCTAGAGTGCGACGAGGGGAAGATCCAGAGTGGTTTTCCTCTGCTAAGACTCTGAGTGGGATTTCCGACCCCATGATAAAAAGAGACATTGAACAATACCTATCTGACATGGGTATACATCGAAGCGAGTTTTCGTGGGCTGGTCAAGAGTTTGATTATACTTTATATAATGACTCTGCTCTGAGCGATTTGTACGAGCAGGTCAATGATCTACTTCAAGATCTCCAGATTTCCACACCGAATCCCCTTTCTGAATAGGCACTGTGCAATTTAAGCATACAGTTCTTAAATTGCTCGGTGAGTTATTTTCTAAATTTCCATCTACATGATAGACCAGTGTCTGTGCAGAATATGTTGGTCTAAATCCACAAATATCACACTTGGGTTTTTTCTTATACCCCGCACTTAACCATCTTGGTTGAGGCATTTTTATTCCACGTTTTTTTCTAATGCAGTGATAGCATTTTTTTCTGTAGTGGAGTACTTCATTCTTTTTGTAGTTTATTGCTGCCATTCTAGAGTGGCAAGATTCACATAATGGTCTGTTCACACGGGTATTTATATCTCAAACCTTTGCAAAGGTGTCTCAAACAACCTGAAATTTCACTTATTTAATAAATACTCTTAACCAATTTAAGAGGAACACGAACATGGCATTAATTAGTCCCGGAGTAGAAGTTACAGTAACGGATGAATCAAACTTTCTTCCAGCAACAGCAGCTTCTATACCATATATTTTAATAGCTACGGCAGAAAACAAGGCAGATTCGAGTGGTACATCAGTAGCTCCTGGAACCTTGGCTTCCAATGCAAATGAGACTTATCTCATTAGTAGTCAAAGAGAGCTTATCAACACATTCGGAACACCGATTTTTTATCAAACCGCTGCTGGTACGCCAGTAAATGGGTTTGAGTTAAATGAATATGGACTTTTGGCCGCTCATTCTGTGCTTGGCATTAGCAATAGGGCTTATATACAAAGAGTCAACATTGATTTGGGCGAATTAACAGCCACACTAACCCGTCCAACAGGCAATCCGCCAAACAATAGCTGGTGGTTGGATACTACAGAATCTGAAGTTGGTATTTTTGAATGGAACTCTTCTACTGAGTCGTTTTCTTTCAGAAATGCTATCTACATAACTGATTCTTCTAGATTAGATTTCGGTATTCCGAAAAGTAGCATAGGTAGCCGAGGCGATTATGCAATTGTTGGAACAAATGCCAAAAATCCAGTTTATTATAAAAATTCTGATAATATTTGGGTTTTGGTTGGTTCTGATGAATGGAAACAGTCATGGGCTGCAGTTCGTGGTAGTGAAACAAACCCAGAACTCACAGCTGGTGACACTATTGTAATCAATGGCATTACGGTTTCAGTTCCAGCATCACCGGATAACACAGTAGTTGATTTAGATCAAGCAATAAACACCGCTAGTATTACTGGCGTTATTGCTGCGGCGATTAACGGAAGATTAGAACTTTATGTTGATTCCACTGCAAGTTCTGATGGCAGCACAGAGGACGGTGCAGTAGTTCTTTCTGGAACTGCATTGCCAGATTTGGGCATTGAAGCTGGTGTTTATGCGGCACCAGAACTTCAGCAATCTCCTCATACGAGTGTTCCTACATGGAGAACTTCATCACCTAGACCTACTGGTTCTATTTGGCACAAGACGACTCCTGTAAATCAAGGCACAAATCTCTCAATGAAGATATTTGACGCCACCACTCAGAGATTTAACGAAATTCCAGTTAGTTTGTATTCTAGTCTTGCTGAAGCAAATTTCCGGTTAGATCCAGCTGGCGGCGGCAGAAACTTGGGCAGAGATACTCTTTTTGCACAATACGATGTTGAAAATAACAATACCTTTACATACAAGATTTACAGAGTATTTCAAGAAGGTGAAACCAGAGTTACAGGAAACATTGCTAACCCTACATTGGGCATGAATAATGCAAAATTCACGTTGAGTGCAAGTCAGTCTGGTTCGGCAACGATGAGTGAACCAGTTGAGGTCACGATAGATGGTGATACGGTAGAAGATTTAGTTTCTGCCTTCACATCTGCGGGAGTTGAGAATGTTGGAGCTGATATAACGTCTAGCGGAACCCTTGTTATTTCTCATACACAAGGTGGAATTATAAGAATAACCCAGACTTTGGGAACTCCGCTCTTTGATGCTGGTATTTCTACTTCAATTCAAGGCGTTGAAGAAGATGAAGTAACAAGTGAATTGATAATATCGTCTTGGGAAACACTGGAATATACAGCAAGTGCAGTTCAGCCAGATCAGGAACCAGCAGATGGTAGACGTTGGTATTACTCTGCGGTTAATGAAGTTGATATCATGATTCATGATGGCACACAATGGCGTGGATATCGCAATGTCACAGAAGACATTCGTGGTTTGGATCTTTCACTAACTGATGTGAATGGTCCTATTGTTTCACCAAGTGAACCAACTGAGCAACGCGATGGTAGTCAATTAGAGCTGGGAGAAATTTGGTTAGACACCTCTGACTTAGAAAATTATCCAAAACTATATCGTCGAGATGTTGTTCTTGGTGTTGAACGGTGGGTTCTTATTGATAACACTGATCAAACAACTGAAGGTGGTATTCTATTTGCTGATGCAAGATGGGCTACTGACAGCACAGTTGACCCAATTAATGATGATATACCTGAGATATCTGATCTTGCATTGAGTGACAATCTAGACCTTGATGCACCAGATCCAGCGTTTTATCCTGCTGGTACTCTGTTGTTTAACACAAGACGTTCTGGATTTAATGTCAAGGAATATAGAATTGACTATTTCAATTCAAATGACTTCCCTGCTTATGATAACGAAGCACCTGATGCTTGGGTTACTGTAGCTGGCAATAGAAATGATGGTTCTCCTTATATGGGAAGATATGCTGTCAGACAGTTAGTAACTAGAGCAATGAAAGAAGGCATTGATACCAACACATCAATCCGTGAAGATCAACGCCAATTTACCCTCATTGCTGCTCCTGGTTATCCTGAATTGATACCAAACATGGTTGCTCTTAACAATGAAAGAGACAACACTGCTTTTGTTATTGGTGATACTCCACTTAGACTTTCTTCGGATAGTTCATCGGTTCAATCATGGGTCAATGGGGAAAGTGCAGATGGATTTGGAATTGATGAAAGTCTAACGTCAAGAGACAGTTATCTTGGTGTGTTTTATCCATCATGTCAGACTAATAACCTCAGTGGTGAGCCGGTTGTTCAACCAGCAAGTCACATGATGCTTCGCACATTTGTTCGTAGTGATATTGTGTCATTCCCATGGTTAGCACCAGCTGGTCCTCGTAGAGGAACGGTGGATAATGCCGCTAGATTGGGGTATATTGATGTAAGAACTGGTGAGTTTGTTCAAACTGGTCTTACTGCTGGGCTTAAAGACACTCTTTATGAAAATAGTGTCAACCCTATAACATTAATCCCTGCTTCTGGTATTACTAACTTTGGTAATAAAACAGCAACACGTGTACCTAGTGCATTAGATCGTATTAACGTTGCTCGTTTGATTGCGTTTATTCGTGGGCGATTGAATGAAATTGGAAATCAGTTCCTTTTTGAACCAAATGATACAATCACACGAAATGAAATCAAAGGCAGAATTGAATCTTTGATGAATGATTTGCTTGCCAAGAGAGGTATATTTGATTATCTAGTTGTTTGTGATAATTCAAATAATACACCTGAGAGAGTTGATAGAAGTGAGCTGTATGTTGATATAGCAATAGAGCCAGTAAAAGCGGTGGAATTTATTTTTATTCCGCTTAGAATAAAGAATACTGGTGAACTATCATCCGGTAATGTTCCTCCAGCTAGTGCGACGTAAATTAACTGGTTAATAGCAGAAAAAAGGGCAATTTCGGTTGCCCTTTTTTTATTTTTTCCAAATCCATTTAGTTGAACCGCAGTCATAAATTCTTAAATATCCTTCTTTTCTCCGTAGTTCTCTTTCAGTTAACTGCGAATTGGTGGGCTTTCTAAGTGAATAACGGTGAATACGTCTTAATTCATTTGGCACAAAATACCAATAATTTGGCGGAGTTATGCCTTCTAATTCAAATCCAAGTTGTTTGTAAACTGGGAATTCCTTACTCCAACGATTATCGCTAAAACTGGTTACTTTTTCTGGGTAATAATTGCTTACGAAATATTTAAATATTTTTGATGCCCCTCCCACTACATGAGTGAAAGATTTTGAACAATATCGATTTAACTCCCATCCTGATAAACTTTTTGAAATGTCATTCTTCAAAAAAGTCATTACCGAAACCAATTCATTGTCGTGGTATAATCCTATTTTAACATTAGATCTACCCCTGCCTTGAATATGATTTTGGTTTAAAAATTCATTACAGGTCTTTGCATCAATCTCTTTGATTTTGCATTTCCGTGCATGTATTTTATTATCTATCTTGCCGATTAGTGATAATAAACGCGACTTTACAATTTCTGGCGAGTTAACCCATTCATCTTCAAAAATATGAATTAAATGAATCCCATTTTTTTCTGCCAACTGTTTCTTTTTTGTGTGGTAATCTGATTCTTTAAAGATTTCACAGTGCCAGTATAGACCATCAAATTCTATAGCAAGATTTTGATTTGGTAGATATATATCAATTTCTTTGGGTGAAATCTTGTTTCGATTGTTTCTTTCAACGGTAGTGAATTGAGAAATAAAATCCGCTATTTGTTTTTCTAAATAACTGGTACCTTTGGTTGGCGGGTGACAAGTCGGGCACATTTTAGAATTAATTTTGCTAATTGTTGAATATTGCCGAGTTCTTGTAAATTTGGTTCTACATTCTAAACATTCAATATACATGAATCCATCTGTTATAGAAACAAGACTAAACCCATATTCACTCAATCGGTAACTGGCTTCTTTTATACTGTTTTCTGATTTTTTTCTGTTTGCATCCCTTGCGGCTTTTGATATTTTTTCTTTTGCTTCGGCAGTGTGCTTTCTTCCCCTAAAAAATGCAAAATCATAATTTTTCATTTTTTTTGTTTCTATTGCTTTTTTTACCTGATCACTAGTGATAATCTGATTTGCTCTCTTCTTTTTTATTTTTTCTTTTGTTTCTTCTCTGTGCTTTCTACCAGTGAGCGGATGAGAATCGGTCTCTTTCCACATCATATTTCTAGATATTGCTTTGTCGGATAATTTCTTTTTTTGCTCATCTGTCATTTTTTTGTTTTTATTGTGGGCTGATCTTCCTTTATTTGCTTCAGAGATTTTTTTCTTTGACTGATCACTCATCTTATTTCCAAAATTCGGATTGTTTTTTCCCGATACTTGTACACTTTTTGTTTTTCTATACTCGTCGCTAACCAAGTCACCGAATTTTTCTTTATATTCAGTTGTTGTGATTCCGTGGGTTTTTAGATGTTTCCAAGAAATAATGCTTTTGAATTTTTGATGGCAGATGGCACATTCAATCATATATAGAGGTTCCTTTATATCCAATAAAAACTATTTATGCAACATTAATGATTCTTATATTTTTATATCACTAATTTCCACTAAACCCTTGTTTTTTTGATTGTCTTTTATGATAAATAATATAGACAAGGGAGATAATATATATGGCCGTTTCATCATTATCAAGAATGACAGTGCCTTTGGCAAGTGATCAAAGTTCAAGTAACCAAGGTCTATTAATGCCAAAACTAAAATACCGCTTTAGAGTGGTATTTGAAAATTTTGGTGTATCAACACCAAAGACCGAATTGACTAAGCAGGTTATGACTTTTGATCGACCAAACGTGGAATTTGACGATATCACTATTGATCTATACAACTCCAAGATGCGGTTAGCAGGAAAACATACATGGCAAGATGTTAGTGTTGAGTTGCGTGATGATGCTTCCGGTGCTATTACTCGTCTAGTCGGTGAGCAGCTACAGCGTCAAATGGACTTCATGGAACAATCTTCAGCATCATCGGGCATTGATTATAAATTTCTTACTCGTTGCGAAATGCTTGATGGTGGCAATGGAGCCAATGAACCACAGGTTCTTGAAACTTGGGAATTATATGGTTGCTACCTAACTAGTGCAAACTACAACAACTTGGATTATAGCACAAGTGATGTTCAAACTGTGTCATTGAGTATTCGTTATGACAATGCTCTACAAACACCATTGGGTGATGGCGTTGGCACAAGTGTTGGTCGCACGTTGGGTGAAGTCGTAACTGGCTAATCGTGTCATTTTTTCGTGACTTTTTTAGCGGGTTCGTTGCCCGAGATATATTAAGGGATGCGCAGCATGCTCATAAGACGTTCACATCGAACAATTATGAGCTTGCTCCGCGCAATAAATTCCTATTTCATGTTTATTTTACTCTTAATACCGAAATACCCGGACTTAGGTCGGTATTTGGTCAAGATGAACAGGCAACTATTGGATTAATGGTAAAAACGATAGAATTGCCAAAATACAGTGTTGACACTGAAACTTATAATCAATATAACCGCAAAAGAATCGTTCAAAAACAAATTGAATATGATCCTGTGGAAATGACATTTCACGATGATTCGTCAGATTTAGTTAGGAAGTTATGGTATAACTATTTTAGTTATTACTATCTTGATCCTAGTCAGAGTTATGGCAGCGCGGGTTCGATATCAGCAGATGCGGGGTTTGCTTATTCAGAACGAGACATTTATACCCCTGAGCGAAAAGCGAATGATTGGGGTTACTTTGGTGAGGGATTTGGTGCAGGTGGTCAGTTGGTATCAAAGCCTGCTTTTTTCCGAGATATAACGATATATGGCTTTAATCAACAACGATGGGCAAGTTATGTTTTAATTAATCCATTGATAACTCAGTGGAGTCATGATCGCTATGATTATAGCCAAGGTGATGGCACAATGGAAAATAGAGTCAGTGTTGAATACGAAACTGTCAAATATTTTTCTGGATTAATTGGTGAAGATGGAAACGCTACCACTGTGCCTGGATTTGGTAACCCAACCCACTATGACAAAACCCTTAGTCCTAATGCACGTTCGGGTGGTAATACAACAGTGTTTGGCGAGGGCGGTCTTTTAGATTCTGGATTGGGTGTCGTTGATGATCTTGCCAATGGTAATATCCTTGGAGCAATTCAGAAAGCAGGGAGAGCAAGAGAAACGTTTAGAGATGCAGATATAGGTGATCTAGCGGCACAAGAAGCCACTGCAGCGGCAGTTTCGGTTGCAACAGGAATTGCTGTTGGAGCAGTAGCAACGGCAAATGACAGAGTTCGAGAAGCAGTTTCATCTCGTAATGCTAGTACAAGTCAAAATAGTTCTGAAAGTATAAACTTACCGTTGGCAGGAAGAGATGCGACTCCACGTGCGGTTGCATCACCAGGTGCTAGAGAGCCTGCTACAGTTGTGACAGCTGGGGCAACTATAAGTGAAGAAATCGTGGGAGAAGATTTACCCCCGATTCCTGTTACTGCTCCTGCTGAAGATATATTGCCAGCAACCTTTGATGGTACCCCATTGGAACCAGTTCCAGAAAACCCAACTGATGGTAATACTAACGAAACTCAAACAGGAACGGGTATTGATGTACCTGAATCTGGAACTACACTAGGAACAGGCGGAGCATAAACAATGTCACTTGTAACACAAGCAAATCCAATTGGCGAAAAAGCTGGAAGATTGCCAAGTAGATTTCGTCGGATTTCGCCGAATATTGAAGCAAATCAGTATGATCGGGTTTTTAGTTTTTTTGATAAGGTTTTTTCGGATAGTGATTCTGCAGGAAAGTTTACCGACGAGATTTTTAGAATTGCGCAAGTAAATCAGTTATCTATTGATTCTATAATGGAAGAATTTGAAAACAGTTCTGAAACTCAAATTCCAGCATTGCTTGCATACTATTTGAATACGGTTAGGAATACTGCTACCTATCTAGGTGTATCTTCACGATTAGTTCCGCCTGTAGGGGTTGCCAGAAATATACGAGTATGAGACAAAAGTTTGCACAAGGAAAGTATCAAATAATGAATCCCGACAAATATGTTGGGAATCATGTTCCTCATTATCGTTCGTCTTGGGAACATGCTTTTTGTAGATTTTGCGACACAAATGATAATATTTTACAATGGGCAAGTGAGGCAATTGCCATACCCTATAGAAATCCACTAACTGGAAAAATGTCTAGGTATATCCCAGATTTTTTTGTTTCATATTGCGATAAGAATGGTAACATAAAAGCAGAGATAATTGAGATAAAACCAAAAAAACAGAGTATGATGACAGAGAGAATGAGTACTAGAGATCGTACAGCGGTAGCAGTCAACATGGCAAAGTGGGATCAGGCAACTCGTTGGTGTCAAAAGAATGGGATGACTTTTCGCGTAGTAAATGAAGACCAGATTTTTCATCAAGGAAAACGATAGTCGCCCTAAATACTTGTCATGAGTAAAAAATTGGAACAATTATTTGATCTCCCTCAAAGTGATGATGGTGATCCACATCCAACAGAATTAACGGATACTGATCAAGAATCAGCACAAGATTCATCAATGATTATTACAGATTCATTGAGAGAGTTGGACAAGATTGAGCGAGCATTACCAGCAGTTCGCGGATTAGAAGCCAGTGATAACGAAATGGATGATTTGAGCGAAAAGGCAACCACTGGATTTAATGATCTTATGGATTTGGGAATGAATGTGGATAGCCGCTATGCTGCTGATATATTTTCAGTTGCTAGTACAATGCTTGGTCATGCTGTTACTGCTAAAAATGCTAAGATAAACAAGAAGTTAAAGATGATAGATTTGCAGTTGAAGAAAATGCGTTTAGATCAACAAAAAACGAAAGAAGAAACTGATACACCAGAAGCAACGGGCGTGGTGGTTGATCGAAACGAATTGTTAAACCAGATATTAAACCGCAAATCTGCTTCTGATGGTAATGGCAAAGATTAGCCATTCATAATAAATACCGTATAGGATTGGAATTATGAAAACATTTATTGAATATTTGTCTGAAAGCAAGCAAACGTTTGCATACCGTATTAAAATTGCGGGGGAGTTAAACTCTGATCATGTCAATGCATTAGAAAATAGATTGGAAAAGTATGACTTGATAAAGATGTCGGAGCCAAAGAAAACTCCGGTAACTAAGTCTCCGGCTGGTTTTCCAGAATTGTCGAATGAAGAGGTGCATATTATTGACTTCGAGGTAAACTACCCTGCGTCTGCCCAAGAAATTACCGAAATGTGGAGAGAACTTGGGGGGGATCCAAATTATATTCGTTTACTAACACAAGAATATGATGACTCAGTTTCTTCTGAATATGAACGCCGAGAAGAAAGTCCAGTTCTTGAAAAGGATTATCCAAAACCGCCGAAAGCAGAGTATGATACCACAGATGAAGTGATAAAGAACTCTGCTTCTGATGCTAAATGGGAAATTGCAGGTGGAAAAACAGAACCAGCAAAAACTACCAATGACCTTGAACAAGGAACGGATAGCGCAATACCGGGAACAAACAAAAAACCCGAACCAAAAAGCTTTGCACGATAAGGATACACAATGAACGTAAATGAATTAAATTATAAAAAAACTCAACTGACAGAAGGCGTTATAGATAGACTTCGCTACATTGTCGATAACAATGATGCAAGACGTGTGCAATTTGATAATGGCGCAGTGTTGGAAGTTGATTTGTTCACTGCAAGTGCAATAGTGGCTCTTTACAATGCAGTTAATGATCAAAATAAAGCAAAAATCGAAGAGAAGATTGGTGAAAGTAAAGAAATGTTTTATAAAATTGCCGACTTTGCTTTTTCTAAGGTAAACAGTGTAAAAGAGAATGCGCAACTTGGTCGGGGTGACGTATTGATAAATGACGAGACTGAAACTGTCAAGATGACAGAAAGTGCATATTCTGTAAAACCAAAATCAAGCAAAATAACAATTAAAGAACAACCATATATCCTTATCAACAAGCCGGGCATTGGCGAAACTGCATATAGTGTTAACTTTACCAAGAAGAATCCTATCTTAGAACAAACAGGTTTTGAAGTTGGCACACGGGTTCATGCTGGCATTGGAAAGAAAGGCGTATCTGGTATTGTTATAAAAGAAGAAAAAGGATATGTTTTCTTTAGAAGTGATGAAGGCAAGAATTACAAAGCGATAAAAGAAAAAGTGATGCCTGTTTCTGATATTAAATTCAATGAAGGCAAAGATGTTCCCAGCAAGCACCAAGAAAAAATTGCCAAAGATACGGTCAAAAATCCAGATAAAGCACTTTTAGGTGGGCCATCAGTGGAAGAAGCCGAAAAAATATTAAAAAATAAATTTGGTTACACCGATGCTCAAATAACGAAATTAAAAAAGACAGCCAATGAAGGCAAACACAGTAAAAGTCAAGCACAACAAGCAGCCATCGCAATCTCAAAGAAAGAAAAGAAAGAGTCAATCAACGAAAAATCTGTTTCCAAAGATCAACAACGTGCTGCAGGTGCTGCGTTAGCAGCCAAAAAGGGCGAAACCCCTGTTTCAGAACTTCAAGGTGCTTCAAAAGAAATGTATGATTCTATGACAAAGAAAGAATTAGAAGATTTTGCCGGTACCAAACATGCAGGATTGCCTGAGAAAGTCAATGAAGCCAAAGATTATACAGCAGAAAAAAATAGCGACGGTAGATACACAATATGGACGGTTGGTGAAACAGGTAGCCGCCAAGATGTTGTTAAAGATGGTTTGACAAAAGCTCAAGCCAAAAGGATGATTGACAAGTTGTACTCAAAGGATTTGGGTCTAATAGACGAAGACAGTATTGATGAGAGTGCATTTAATCAAGCCGCTGCTGATGCTGCACTAGCTGGCAAAACAGAATTTGAGTTCCATGGAAAAACCTATCCTGTAAAAATGGACAAAGATACTGCTTTAAAAATTTCAGAAAATTATACAAATCCAATTAAACGCGACGCCGATGGACGTCCATTTACAGATTTAAATCAATGGATTGCCAACTACAAAGAACGTGAAGAAAATAATATGCATAGTGAGAATGTGGTTGAACTAGCAAAATTGGTAGGTGATTCTGAACACATAATTTTAGCAGATAAGCTATTGGGTCGTAGAGAAGCCAGAGGTTATCTAGACGCAAGAGATTCAAAAACACAACAAAAACTTCATGAAATACTATGGAATAGATTATTATCTCAACATGGAGAAGATGTGTATTCTAGGGTTGATGAAGAATTGGAAGCACAGTCAGAGGAAGGATGGACAGAAAAGGCATATTTAGATCCCGATGATTATGGTCCTAATGCCGGCAATGAAATGGCTGAAACCCAACTACATTTTGTGGTATATGCTATCACTGAAATAAAAGAATGTATGAGAGGTGGTGTGCATATGCCAGATTGGTTGCAGAATAAAATAAGTGCAGCCCATCATGATCTACAAGGCATTCATAGTTATATGGAAGGTAGTCGTAGAAAGCGACAGATGTGCGGACCAATCTCCGAGGGATATGTTGGATCAGATTATGGACCAAATGCTGCTTCTGGTATGGCTAGAACACAATTATCATTTATGAAATATGCTGCTGAGGAAGTTCTAGAATGTATATCTTCTGGTACTCCAGTGCCAGAGTGGTATCAAAACAAGATTTCAAAGGTTCATCGTGCTATTGAAGCAATACATGCTTACATGGAAGGCAAGCGGCATGACACTGAGGAAGAGACTGGAATGACCGTTGACAGTATGACTCCAGTCAGTCAGCCAAGTGTGGATGTTGATACCATGTTTGTCGGGGGTGATGATATTGTTGCGGAATCTAAACCGCGTCGAACCCGCAAATCTCGTGTTAAAGAGAATGCTGAGGAAATGAACTCGAACGATAATAGCAACAGACAATTGGAATCATTTAAATCTGAATTTACTGATTCTGTAATTATTCCTTTGGGTATAACAGTGACGAAATTTCGTAGATTGAAAAAAAACTTGTTGCCTGATCTTATGGGCAAATTTAAAGATTTGGCATTCCTTGATGATGAACAAGGTCAACTGTTAGATGAATCCATTGTGGAAATGGGAAACCTTCATGAAAAACTATCAGAAATTTTCCTTCATTTTCCAAATATTGATAAAAAGAGTAATTTTAAATGAAATCAAAAAATAAACAAAAAATCACTGAA